GAATACATGGGCATTAAGATAGACTTAGAACGTGATAAGCTATTTGATGAATTGGGTATAAAACGATTAAAAGAATCGTACATGCGTGAAGATGAAACTTCACCACAACAAAGGTTTGCATATGTTTCGTCATCTTTTGGTTCTAATCCAGAACATTCTCAGCGTTTGTATGATTACGCCTCTAATCATTGGCTCAGTTATAGTACTCCAATTCTTAGCTACGGCCGTAGTAAGCGTGGTTTACCTATTTCATGCTTTCTTAACTATATTGAAGACACAGCGGAGGGCCTAGTTGATAATCTTTCTGAAACTAATTGGTTGTCTATGTTTGGCGGTGGTGTTGGCATCGGCTTTGGTATACGTTCGGCGGATGATAAATCTACTGGTGTTATGCCACACCTCAAGATATACGATGCTTCTAGTCTGGCATATCGTCAAGGCAGGACTCGCCGTGGTTCTTATGCTGCTTACCTCGATATTAGTCATCCTGACATTATTCCATTCCTAGAAATGCGTAAACCAACAGGCGACCCAAATGTACGTTGCCTGAACTTACACCACGGCATCAACATCACTGATGACTTCATGCAAATCATTGAGAAGTGCATGTTGGATCCAAATGCTGATGATTCTTGGAATCTAGTTGACCCATACTCAAAAGAAGTTCGTGAAACTGTATCCGCAAAACACTTGTGGCAACAGATTCTAGAATTGCGTATGCATACTGGTGAACCATACATTCACTATATTGATACTAGCAATAGAATGTTGCCAGATCACTTGAAAGAAAAGGGTCTGAAGGTACATCAATCTAATTTGTGTTCAGAAATTATTCTACCTACAGATAAAGACCGTACAGCAGTTTGTTGCCTATCTTCTTTGAACTTGGAGACTTATGATGCTTGGAAAGATCATCCAACCTTTCTTCGGGACGTTGCTGAGATGCTTGATAACGTTCTACAGTATTTCATTGATAATGCTCCTGATAGCGTATCACGAGCAAGATATTCTGCTACTATGGAACGGTCTATTGGTATTGGTGCCCTCGGTTTTCATGCATATCTACAAAAGAACGGAATTGCATTCGAGGGTGTGATGGCCAAGGTTGCTAACAACAAAATGTTTAAATCTATTAGAGGAGGTTTAGATGAAGCGAATCTTCAATTGGGTAAAGAAAGAGGGGAGGCTCCTGATGCTGTCGGCACTGGCAAGCGTTTTAGTCATATTATGGCTATTGCTCCAAATGCTTCTTCGTCTATCATCTTGGGAAATACTAGCCCTAGTGTTGAGCCTTATCGTGCTAATGCTTACCGTCAGGACACTTTATCGGGCGCATTTTTAAATAAGAATCGTTGGTTAGATAAACTAATTAAAGAAAAACTTAATTTACCTGAAGGTCTGCATTCTGGCACATATGCTGATACCTGGTCTAGCATTATTGCTAACGATGGTTCAGTTCAACATTTGGATATTCTAAGTGATGATGAGAAGGCAGTATTTAAAACATCGATGGAAATTGACCAACGTTGGGTTATTGATTTGGCCGCAGATAGACAAGTATACATTGACCAAGCACAGTCATTAAACTTGTTCTTCCGTCCAGATGCTAACATTAAATACGTTCATGCTATTCACTTTATGGCATGGAAAAAAGGATTGAAAACATTGTACTATTGCCGTTCTGAAAAGATTGGTAAAGCCGATAAGGTTTCTAAAAAGATTGAGCGTCAAGTCATCAAAGAAATTGATATGACACAGATTGCTCAAGGTAACGATTGTATTGCTTGTGAAGGATAAAAAATGAAAAAGATTTTAAGATTTACCGCTTCTTGGTGCCAACCATGTAAGGGTTTGGCTATGAATTTAGAGTCAGCTGAGTTGGATGTTCCAATTGAGGTCATTGACATTGATGTTATGTCTGACGTTGCTATTGAATATGGTATTCGTTCAGTTCCAACCTTGGTTATGGTGGAAGATGGAACAGTTTTGAAACGTTCTTCTGGTGTTCTATCTGTACAGCAACTAAAGGAATGGGCAGCATGATTAAAAAAGCACAAAATGATGTAACATCGGAACGTAGTTACTTCAAACCTTTTAATTATGCTTGGGCTTATGATGCATGGCTGAAACATGAACAATCACATTGGCTTCATACAGAAGTTCCAATGATGGAAGATGTTAAAGACTGGAAAAAGAAACTAACACCGGAAGAAAAGAAGTTTTTAACACACATCTTCCGTTTCTTTACACAAGGTGACATTGACGTTGCTGGTGGTTATGTTAACAATTATCTACCATACTTTCCACAACCAGAAATGCGAATGATGTTGTTGGGTTTTGCCGCAAGAGAAGCATTGCACGTTGCCGCTTACTCGCACTTGATTGAAACTTTGGGCCTACCAGAAACAACATATAATGAATTCTTAGAGTATGCTGAAATGCGTGAGAAGCATGACTATGTTATGGATATCTCCGCACAGAATACAACAAAAGAAAATACTGCAACACACATTGCGGTATTCTCTGCATTCACTGAAGGTATGCAACTATTCAGTTCATTTATTATGTTGTTGAATTTCCCTCGTCATGGTAAAATGAAGGGTATGGGACAAATTGTTACATGGTCTATTGTTGATGAGACACAACACGCAGAGAACATGATTAAATTGTTCCGCACTTACATTCAAGAAAATCCAGAAATCTGGAATGATGAATTGAAGTCACGCATTTACACCATTGCTGAAAAGATGGTTGAACTAGAAGATAAGTTCATTGACCTAGCATTTGCAATGGGTGAAATGGAAGGACTCACTGCCGAAGATGTTAAGAAATACATCCGTTACATTGCTGACCGTAGATTGATCTCTTTGTCACTTAAAGGCATCTTTAAGGTTAAGAAGAACCCACTACCATGGGTGGAGGAAATGATTAATGCACCTACGCACACAAATTTCTTTGAGAATCGTGCAACAGACTATGCAAAAGGTGCTTTGACTGGAGATTGGTCCGATGTTTGGGCCAAATGATTTGTTAAACTATAATAAGAAGAATAAAAATGACAAACAAAGTAATTTCAGGAGAATGTTTAGAGTGTGAATCAACCTACGCCGTTGAGTATGTTGAACAATTAGTATCGCAACCTTTGCCTGAGTTTTGCCCCTTCTGTGGTGATCCCATCGAAGATTTATCCGAAGAATATATAGAGGATGATGACTTAGATGAAGATGACCTAAAATGGGAATAAACTGGCAATACAATGATACTGATTTCACAGAAGACCAAATTGGTGATAGTTACGGATTCGTATATCTGATAACTAACCTAGAGAACAACAAAAAGTATATCGGCAAGAAACTTTTTTGGTTCTCTAGGACCAAACAAGTCAAAGGTAAGAAGAAAAGAGTAAAAGTCCCATCGGACTGGCAAACTTATTACGGAAGTAGTGACAAACTACAAAAAGATGTTATACTATACGGACAGGATAAATTCCGCCGAGAGATACTACATCTTTGCAAGACAAAAGGTGAGTGTAGTTACCTTGAAGCGAAAGAGCAATTCGCAAATAATGTAATGGAAAGTGATGAGTATTACAATGACTGGATCATGGTCAGAGTAAGAAAGTCTCATATTAAGGACTACAATGACCGAACTAACAGAACTCAAACAACTATTGAACAACGATTGTGATAGTTATGTCTTTTTACCAACAGAAGATGAAACTATACATGTTCAAGCAAGTGAATATAAGGATAAGGGAATCAAATTAGATGGTTCACCTATGGGAGACTGTTATCATATTATTCTTTTTAGAGAAGACGAAGAAGGTGCACTGGTTGATGTGGATAAGTTTGAGGGTATCTTAACTGCACCAGTTGAATATATTATGAGAATGATTAAAGAAGATTGGTTTGGTGTTGTTTGCAGAAAAACAACAACTTCCGATGAATTTGTTAACAACGTATTTGCCAAATTGCAAGAAGTGTGATATAGTACAATTTTAACTATTGGATTCGTAATGATTCTCGTTGACCTGAACCAAGTCCTTTTAGCAGGACTTATGGCTCAAATCTCAAACCAAAAGAACGTGAAGTTGGAAGAAGGTTTAATCCGACATATGGTTCTCAATATCCTCCGAATGCACCTCAAGACGTTCCGCAAGGAATATGGTGAAGTTGTACTCTGCTGTGATAACCGCAAGTATTGGCGCAAGGAGTTCTTTCCATTCTACAAGGCAGGTCGTAAAAAGACCCGTGAAAAGTCTCCATTAGATTGGCATGCCATCTTTGACATGTTGGCAAAGTTCAAGCAAGAATTGAAAGAAAACTTTCCTTATAAAGTTATTGATGTTGAATCTGCTGAAGCAGATGATATCATTGGTACTCTTGTTCCTCGCCATGCCGCACACGAAAAGATTCTTATCCTTTCCAGTGATGGAGATTTCTTACAGTTGCAACGCTGGGGTAGTAATGTCAAACAATACAATCCTGCATTGAAGAAATATTTGAAATCTGAGAATCCAATGATGGAACTCCAAGAAAAAATCATTCGTGGTGATAAGGGTGACGGTATTCCTAACATCTTTTCACCAAGTGATTGTTTTGTCCGTGATTTGAGACAGAAACCTATAACCAAAGGTGTATTAGACAAATTGCTAAAAGAGAATGCCGAAGATTGGTCGGATGAAAATGCAAAAATTGGTTATTCTCGTAACAAGACATTAATTGACTTGACCTGCATTCCCACTGAAATTAAAGAACAAATTATAAATACTTACGAAGAAGCTAAACCTGCAAATAAGCAGAAGATGTTGAATTATTTTATTCAATATAAACTAACCAATCTAATGGATGTGATTGAGGATTTCTAATGAAGAATATGTATGAAGTTTTTGACGAATTTGAATTAGCCAAAAATAAAAAAGAACGAATTGCAGTATTGCAGAGAAATGTTTCCAAGTTGTTGACACAAGTTTTGGAATTAGCATTTCATCCGCAATATGAGTGGTTACATCATGAAGTTCCACCAGGATATCAAATTAAAGATGTTCCAGTAGGAATGGGTTATGCACAATTGACCACCGAAATCCGGAAACTGTATATGTTCCGTAAAGGTGACTCAACCGCTGAAAAACTAACACCACAAAAGCGTAACCAATTACTCGTTGAGTATCTCCAGAACCTAGAGCCACGGGAGGCAGAAGTCGTTATTGGTATTTTCAATAAAGACTTGGGTGTCAGAGGTCTGGATTATAAGTTCGTTAAAGAAGCCTTTCCCGGAATGTTACCATAATAAGGAGTTAGTAAGTGTCCAAAAATGTAGCTAAGTTTCGCAAAGAAAGAGACTACAACGATGAATATGCATTTAAAACAAATACATATGACCGTAAACAGCGAGACAAACAAAGAGAATCCAAAAAACAGTCAAAGTATTTTGATGCATACGAATCGGACTACTATTCAGACGCAAAACGTTACCGCAAATAATGTTGTAAAAAAACAACACATGACTTGACAAGAACTAAAATCTCTGTATAATACAAAACTTGTATGGAGATTTTATGTTTATTCACGGTAGTATTCCTAAGTCAAAAAAACGCAAAGTGCCTAAGGCTCAACAGGCTCAGTATGATGCATGGTTAAAATCCATCGAGGATATGAAACCTAAATCATTGAGTAAATTTACTCAGCGTACCGAAATCAAAAGTCCTGTTGTTACAGGCGTTTTTGTTCGGGAAACTCGTAAAATCGAATCTTTAGATACTGGCCTTGGTGTTGCCACCAAAGCACCACCAAAAGTTTACACCGGAACAAAGGTTAAGGGCATTGCAACTATGCATAAGTCTAATGCCGTGCCGGTTTTTACTGATGAAGAAGCAAAAGACATTTCAAGCATGAGGCGATAATGAAAAATACTAAATTTGTTGTAAAATTACAACGTCCGGTCTGTCGGACACCTATTAAACCAGTGCAAGCACATAAAAATGCTGCAAAATATTCCCGTAAACTGAAACATCCAACGAAAAGTCTGGAAAATTGATTATATGCAAATACAAAATGATGACCGTAAGCCGGAAACACTCAAAGTTGACCAAGAAGCAGTAAAATCACTAATTGAAGTTACTAAAATGTGGGCCAATCTCACTCAATTTGAGCAGGACCAAGAAAATTATGAAAAACTTAAACATCAATATGAATGACCGTTCTTGGCCAGCAATTATTGAAGATGCTCCAGACGGATCCGGCGATGGAATTCTAACTTTTCCTCCGGAACTAATTGAAATTACTGGATGGGTAGAAGGAACTAAACTAAACCTTGAAGTAAAAGACGGTTGTCTCTATATTACTGAAATTTAGTTGTAAAAATACAACACCACTTGACAAAACCTAGAATTATTGTATAATACATACATATTCATTAGGACTTATTATGTTACTTACTCAATCCAAGTCACTTTTGGCCAAACTCATGGCCACCGAAAATCTTCACATTGAACAACGCAACGTTTCTACTGCATCCTTTGATGTTCAGAATCGTGTTTTGACTATTCCTGTTCTAAACAAAGACATTACAAACGACCAATACGACCTTTTCATTGGTCATGAAGTCGGCCACGCACTTTTTACTCCATTGGATGGTCTTAAAAAGGCATTTGAAGAAAAAATGTCTATGTCCGTGCTGAATGTTGTTGAAGATTCTCGCATCGAACGCAAAATCAAGTCAAAATATCCTGGTTTGCGCCAGTCCTTTATTCGTGCATACAAGGATTTGCTCGAAAAAGACTTCTTTGGTACTAAAGGTGAAGACCTGAACAAACTTAATTTCATTGACCGCATCAATTTGTATTGCAAAGGTGGTGTTGACCTTGGTATTTTGTTCACCGATGAAGAAAAACTCATCTTGAATGAAGTGGAAAGCACTGTAACCTATGATGATGTCATCCGTGTCGCTAAAAAAATCTGCGATAACATGACGGAAGAAGAAAAAGAACAGTCTAAATCCTCAAATCTTGACGATTATGAGTATGACGAAGACGGAAATGAAACAGAACCCGGTGATTCAAATGGTGATTCTGCTGAAAATACTGGTTCCGGCAAAAAAACTGAGACTGAAAAGTCAGAAGGACAATTGGAACAGTCTAATGGCAATTCGAAACCTGAAAAACAAGAATCTAATGATGATGGCCAGATAAAAAGTGAGACTAAAGGTGCTGCCGGTCAATCCGGTGCTAACACCAAGACTCCTATTTCACATACCGATGAAGCGTTCCGCAGGAATGAACACAAATTGTTCTCGAATGATGGTCGTAAATATGCATACGGCAATGTTCCCAAGTTGAATATTGACGAAATTATTGTTGACCACAAACTGCTGTGGAATCGTTATCGTTTGGATGTGAAAACCAAAGTTGACTACGCCAAACATGTCAACGGGGGTTATGAATTGCCTGATGGTCGTAATGGTGCCGATAAAAATGCCTATCAAAAGTTGCGTGAAGAATCCAAGAAAGTTGTTGGTTACTTGGTAAAAGAATTTGAACTGCGTAAAAATGCGGATCAAATGAAACGTGCAGCCGTTGCCAAAACTGGTGAATTGAATATGTCTAAAATCTATTCTTATGGTTTTAGTGAAGATATCTTCAAAAAGATTTCAGTTGTACCTAACGGCAAGTCTCACGGCTTGGTTATGTTTATTGACTGGTCTGGCTCAATGCACAATCACATTGATAACACTATCCGTCAATTGTTGAATCTGGTTATGTTCTGTAAGAAAGTTAACATTCCCTATGATGTTTATGCTTTCACGCAAGCATATGATAAAAATGCACGTGTTCATCCTAAGAAAGATGACATGGTATTGGGTGAATTCTCTTTGATGAATCTGTTGTCTAGTCGTATGTCAGCAAGCGAATATTCATATGCCGCTTCCGCTTTGTTGGCTTTTCATAATCGTTACTGCGTCAAACCTGATTGGTTCGGTCTTTCTGGTACTCCATTGAATGAGGCTGTTGTTGCCGCCATGGAAATTGTTCCCAAATTCCGTAAAGACAATCGTTTGCAAATTGTGAATACTGTATTCTTGACTGATGGTGATGGCCAAAAATCATTGTATGCATATGATTCTACTGGTCGTTATACAAGCCGACAAAGTAATACAACCTTTGTTATTCGTGACCCTGTAACTAAACATGAAGAATATGTTGAAGATGGTTACAGTCGTGAATTGACTGCCGCATATATCAAACTATTGAAGGCACGTACCAATGCACATGTGGTTGGTTTCTATGTTCTTTCTGGTCGTGATTTTGGTTATCAAATGCACCACTTTTCTGATGCTGAAACCACTGCTGAACAGGATGAATTCAAGAAGAAATTCCGCAGTAATAAGTACCAAGTCGTAACATCAGAAGGTTATGATGAATACTACCTACTATATGCAGAGGGCCTGGAAACAGATGATGATACAGAATTTGAAGTGAAAGAAAATGCAACAACCCGTGGTTTTGTATCTGCTTTCTCCAAATACAATAACAACCGTAAAGCCAACCGAGTGGTATTGAACCGCTTTATTGGCCTGATTGCTTAAGGATTATTATGAGCGAAATTATAATGATGTATAGCCACAGAAATAAAAGAACCGAAGTCATCAGAGAAGATGATGGTACATATACCGTTGTCTTCTTTTCAAACGGTACTTGGATGCATGAAACCATTTCCACTAACGTAAACGAAGCCAAGCGATTGGCCGAGAATTACGTTAATATTGGTCCTGCTGAATTCTTATCTGAATAAGATTAAAACCAAGGCGCAACGCCTTTTTTCTCATACTGGCGAACCCAATAATCAACTTCAGCGGCACTTTGAACACCTTTAGAAGCAATGAATCTTTCAAGACCTTTGCTATAAGTATTTGCATCAAATAAGTTTTTGAAGAATTTAGAAATTACATTAAACATTTTATCCACCCTAGTAGTAACGATATTAGTATTTATACTAACTTATGTTGCAACGCACAAAAAAGAAAGTAAATTATGATTACACCATTAAAAGACCGAGTTATCATTGAGTTGGTACAAAAAGAAACCACCACAGCAAGTGGTATTGTCCTGTCCAGTGCCGATCCAGCAGAAGCAAATCGTGGTATTGTTCTCTCTATTGGCCAAGAAGTACTTGACGTAAAAGTTGGAGATGTTATACTTGCTAACTGGAACAAAGCAACCAAATCAAAGGTAGACCAAGATGAGTTTTACATTATTAAAGAAGAAGATATCATTGCTGTTTTCGAGGATTAATTACTGGTTTTCCAGCGCCTCCGGAACCTCCTGCAATAATAACTGTAACCAAGGACGTAACTGCACATGCAAGTAATTCCGCATACACCGCATAAACCCTTGGTGACCAGAACACCTTTTGACCAATTGAGTAACCTAGAACGCCTCAAAGAAGCCCTAGAAAAAGACAAACCAGAGTCTCAGTTATTCCAAGAGGAATGCAAAGAACTCAAGTTGAAGGTCAGACAATCAGTTTTTAGGTTGTTTACTGATTTTCGTTTTGGTGTCCGGGAACAAATGTCAATACAACTGATTCTCTCTGGAGGTTCCATATCGTCCTTATATCATGGAGAAAACGTAAAGGACTATGACTTCTGGTGCAGAGATTCCAAAGACATTCATCCGTTGGCCACTATTCTCAGAGATGAGGCCAAAGATATTATAATGGATGATACTGGTCCCGAATACGGTGATATCTTTGAAGCAACTGGTTTCCATGAATCACCTAATGCAATTACTCTCAAGAACCGAATGCAATTGATAACACTTTCGGATTATGAGAAAGCCCGTAGTGCTTTTGATTTCATCCATTGTATGCCCTATTATGACCTACACAGTGACCGATTGTATATCTCGATGGAACAATGGAGACTTATCAAGAGTAAGAGATTGGTTCGCCAGCACTTGACCATAGAACCTTCTAGTCACCGTGTAGCGAAATATAAAGAGAGAGGATGGAAAATATGAGTATAGTATATGATCCAAATTCCTATACTGCACCAAACGGAATATCGGGTACTGTTATTGGACCTCTTACAGTCAATAGTAATTATGATTCAGGATTAAATTTTCAGAGCGTTCGTGGTGAAATGGTGTCGGTGCAAATGGCTATTGGTAGTAGTCTACTTGAAGACAATCTTATTGACAAAGATAAGATTAAACATGAATTGGCCTTGGAACTTGCACACAAATTATTGTCTGGTAAGTATATTGAATTCACGCAACGACATGATTATCCAACGGATAACAAAATTATTGCTGCAAGATTATTTGTTACTCCCGATGGACAGACCCAATTGATTAGAAAGGTTCAAGAGAAGTCATGAACATCCTACTGGTCGGTGTAAATTCACTGAACCTTTTCTCTTTTATGATTGGTATGTTCTTTGCAGCAACCATGTTCCGAGCAAAAGCATTAATCTTTGTAGTGGTATACTTCATGGCTCTTGCTGGTTACTACTGGTGGAAATCTGGAGCCGTATGATTACCGCTAAAGACATTGAGTATTATACTAAGACCTATGTGTGTATGCATGGTCCTGTAGATTCACAGGAGAAACTTGTGGATATGCTCAATTGGGTGGAAAAAATGAGGTCCATGCGTCCGGACCTCCGAAAAAAAATTTTGAGGATTAAAAATAGTAAAATTCGAAATCCTGCGTAGGACCGGAAAAAATAAAATAGACGAAAAAAGAGTTTGACCTGGTGGCGATTTTTTCTTACACGCACCGCCACCAACGGCCCGCAAGGCCCCAGCACTGTCTCCGGGGGCTGCCCGGTCCCTGCGGTGGGCCTCTGAGGGCCTTGCCATGGCCCCTGTGATTATGCTATAATGGACCTATTTTCTCTCCGGTATTATCCTCCGATTAACTACTGATTTTCCCATTCTATATTCCAAGAGAACCAGCGCCTCTTCCTTATTACCCATGAGAGCCATTACCATTAGTTTGAACCGATTATCCATATTATACTCCTGCCCTGTTCAATTTGGATTCCGTATGCTTGGCCAAATCACTGATAATCTGGTGCTGTTTGGTTACTGGCATATCCGCTATTATGTTATTCAATAATGACTGGATATACCCTAAGGTGTAATGTGCATTATCGGTGCGGTCATAACCACGATTATCATTCATTATCCGGATGGATTCTATGAGGTCATTGGTTACTGTGTTAACGTCATTATAGGTGAAACGGATTTTCTTGGACATAATGGTTCCTTATAGAATGAAAAACTTGAAAGCGATAATGCAGATAATGAGAATGGATAATACTAGCATTAATAACCTTTATAATGGGCCACGATAATAGCAGGACCAATCATACAGGCGAGAATAACTGCTGAGGAGATAATGTCTTGGATGAGTTTCATTGTGGTACCTTTGTTTGTTTGTATGGATGGATTATAACCGATCCATGGCCGATCGGCAACCAATACTTGACCATTCCGGTGGTGTATTCTCGGGGGCTTGTAAAATCCTCCGGTTCTGGTATAATAGGATCCAGATTCGAAGCCAAGCGGGATGGACACGGAGGCTGCCTGAGTGTAATCCGGAGAAAACCTCGTTTGGACCATTATAACATAGAATCCACGGCGGTGTCAACCAAAATATTTTCGAGAATGTTGCGAAAAAACAACGGAAAACCTCTGAAAATGCTTGCCAACCTTCGGAAAATTTTGCTCGGAATCGCGGTAAGACACTTAGTGCCAATGTTATCCACAGGTTCCGATTGATTCCGAAAGACTTATTCACAGGTTATCCACAGCATGCGACTAATGTTGCGTAATAACAACACTATGTTGTTTCCATACAACAAAATTGGAATACTTGACCAATCCATGTGGTTATTGGTTGACGGATCCATGGTTCTTCCGTTATAATCCAACCATTGTTTCGGATGATGGTTATTATATTATATCATTATCCGATTCTATTATAACCATTATCTCTTTATATTATGTCTACATTATCTCAATTAGAATCCCAATTGGCTGAATTGAATCGGTTAATCTTTGAAACTAAATGCAATAATACTGTCCAACCTGATTATGCACCTATTGACCTCTCATTATCTACTGTTACTGTAACCAATAATAAGCATAATGAGAATCGGTTAATCCAATCAGAACAGGCCCATATTGATTTTCTATTATCTGGTAAACGGATTACTGTTATTAAGCCTAAACGTAACAAAGCATTATCCAAAAAGTATTTTGGTATTTGATTGGTTAATCGGAGATAATATGAATAGGATTATGTTGAATATGCGGACTCCATTATCTCTTGATTATGGTTCTTATAATCAAATTTATACCGACATGACGGAATTATATTTGGTTCCGTTCTCTTATGATAATGGTGGTTAT